CTGCAATCATTGCAGCAGGTGTGCAGTTGTTAGTAGCTTTAACTAATGGTATTACTGAAGCATTACCACAGTTGATCGCAATGTTGCCTACGATTATTAACACGGTTTCAGCAACATTACTTGCAAATCTTCCTGTTATTATCAATGCAGGTATTCAGATTCTTGTAGCGCTTATCAATGGGCTTATTCAGTCTTTGCCACAGTTGATCGCAGCTACGCCGAGAATAATAATATCAATTGTGCAGACATTGATTCAGAACTTGCCACAGATTCTAGCAATGGGCGGACAAATCATAGGCTCACTCATTAGTGGTATTGCATCCATGATGGGCAATCTTGGCGGAACTATTGGCAATGTTGTAAGTACTATTATCAATGGTATCAGTTCATTGCCTGGACAGTTGTACAACTGGGGTGTTGATATGGTTCAGGGCATCGCAAACGGCATCAGGGGAGCGATTCGTTATGTAACGGATGCAGTCAGCGGTGTTGCAGACAAAATCAAGTCATTTCTTCATTTCTCAAGACCTGATGAAGGGCCATTGGCTGAATACGAAAGTTGGATGCCTGACATGGTACAGGGATTGAGTGATTCTTTAAGAAAGGCAAGTCCAGAGTTGATTAATCAGACTGAAGCACTGGCAAATGGCATGTCTGATGCATTCAATGTGAACGGTGGTATTTCGACAAGTGGTGGAAACTATAGAAACATGGTTGATGCATTCAAGGATGCACTATCACAAGTTAAAATCGTGATGGATGATGAAGAGATGGGTCATTTTGTTGACAAAACGGTGACAAAACTGATTTATAACTAAGGCGGTAAAAATATGAGAAATTATGTTATTCAAAATGGGCTTGACAGCCGATATTTAAAAGGATTGCTGATACAGGAATTGCCACCGATTACAAAGCCATTGATGCGAACGAGCATTGAGCAGATAGATGGTCGTGATGGTGATGTTATCACAAGGCTAGGATATTCAGCCTATGACAAAAAAATGAAAATCGGTCTGTTTGGCGATTATGATATTGATGATATTATTACGTTTTTCAATTCGAGCGGAACAGTCACGTTTTCAAACGAGCAAGAAAGATATTACAAATATGACATTCTTGATGCTGTCGATTATGAACGCCTTATGAGGTTCAGAACGGCTGAGATCACGTATCATGTGCAACCTTTCAAGTACAGCACACTTGAAAAAATGAAGGTGTTTGACAATCCAACTGGAGCTATCACAATTAGAAATAACGGCAATTATGTTTCCAAGCCAATTATTCATATCAATGGTTCAGGGATTATCAACCTATCATTGAATGGTGTGCAGTTGTTTCGGATTGATATGAGCGCATCAAATTCCATCACTATAGACATGGAAAGGCTTGAAGCGTACAATGATGATGTATTGATGAACAGATACGTTGTCGGAAATTACGACAAATTTGTGCTGAAAGTTGGACCTAATTCCGTATCATGGGATGGACAGCTTACATATATTGCATTTGAAAATCTGTCGAGGTGGATATAATGGAAAAGACGAATTTTGAAATGATTAAAGGCGACACACTGTCATTTGCGGTTGAGATTGAGTTCGATGACAAACCGCAGGAGCTTGAAAAGGCGCTCTTCACGTGCAAAAGGAATCTTGATGATGGCGATGTCGTATTCCAGAAAACACTTGAAAATGGCATCTCATTCAGGAAGCAGGAGCGCAACAAGATGTATTACGTGGTGCGAATTGCGCCTGAAGATACAAAGGATATTGAAACAGGACATTATTTTTACGATATGCAAATTGAGATCAACGGTGATGTATTTACTATCCTAACAGGTGCATTGAAAGTACGGTATGGAATCACAGACTAGGGGGTGCATAAAATGGGCGAATACTTTACAAAACCTGTATGTAAGGTTTTCATGCTGAAAGGCGAAAATGGCCTGAAAGGCGAAAAAGGGGAAGGCATTCCAACAGGTGGTACAACAGGACAGTTTTTGAAAAAGAAAAGCAACACCGATTACGAATATGAGTGGGCTGACATTACTCCAGCTTCAGTTATTCCAAATAGTGAAATTGATGATATCGTGAAAGAGTAGGTGATAACATGGAACACATTACAATGCCGAGAGGCGATTTGCGAAATATTCATTTTACCGTTCACGATGCAAACGATGCAGAGGTAAGCAAAGGATTTACTCAAATTACATTTACGGTAAAAGCAAATACATCGGCGAGAAAAATTATCATCCAGAAAAAGTTGACTGATGGAACGATAACTAAAGATGGAAATGTATATTCATTCTCAATTAGGCCAGAAGATACAGACTACATTGATTTTGGTACTTATTATTATGACATTGAGCTTATCAGAGGCGACCAGATACATCAGACATTTATAGGTAAGCTGATTATCACGGAAGAAGTCACATTTGCGTGCGATACCGAAAAAGGGGTGTAAAGCATGGATGATTACAAGATTATCATGCTTGCGGACGATGATCACTTAACCGTGAAATTGGATAGCGTTTCAGTTGTCGGGACAGACGATTATAATCAACTAACAAATATTCCTAAAATCAACAATGTTGAAGTAAAAGGAAACAAAGCACTTGCGGATTATGATATTGAAAGCGCAAGCAAAGCAAAAAAAGAATTTGAAAATTTGAACAGCGAAATAAACACACATACAAGTAATGCAGATATACACGTATCACGTACAGACAGGCTTAAATGGAACAGCGGTACAACATATACTGTTAGCGAAGGAAATCTGATAATAGGAGGGCAATAATGTCAGATATTTCAGAAATTACATTACCTAGCGGAGCAACTTACGATATCAAAGATGCAACAGCAAGACATGACATTAGCATTCTAAAGGGCTCTGCAACAGGTGCTATGCATTACGCAGGAGTTACAACAACGGCACTTGCGAATGGCTCTAGCACATCACCGATTAAGATCAATAATGCAGATTATACGCCATCAAATGGCGACGTTGTTATTTACAATTCGCTTGAACTTGTGTGGTCTACATCAGATAGTAAGTGGCACGAGTTTGGTAGTACAGGCAGTCTTAGAGGACTGGCATTCAAGGATTCTGTGAGTGCATCATATACACCGACAGGTTCAGTTTCCGCACCGACTGTTTCGGTTGCTGTAAACACAGCGAGTGTTACGCCAATCACTGGCGTAGGCACATTGCCAAGTTTCACGGCATCGGTTTCAAATGAGGTTCTAACACTTGGATTTTCAGCAGGTTCTTTGCCAACAAAAGGAACAGCGGTAACGGTTGCCACAGGTGTTAAGTCTGCTAGTGCATCCGCACCAGCGTTTACAGGCACAAGTGCAACGATTACATCAAAATAAAGGAGGTTGTTTGAATGGCTGATGTATCAAGTATCAAACTACCAAATGGGACAACATACACGGTAAAGGATTCCGCAGCCAGAAACCATATAGGAAATGGAAGCAATCCGCACGGAGTAACTAAATCACAAGTTGGACTTGGCAATGTAGACAATACTGCTGATTCTAGCAAAGTTGTTAAAGGACTGCTCGATTACAATGATGCAAACAGAACCATACAGATAGGTTATGCAGGTTCTGGACTTACAACAACAAAACACTTTGCCGCATATAACAGCAATGGGACAAAGATTAAAGACATTACCCCAGCAGTTGCAAAGGCAGTAATGAGTTTGGACAATGTGGCAAACTACGATCAATCAAAAGCAATCAAAAGCATTTCAAGGTCAGGAACGACATTTACTGCAACGGCACTAGACGGAACAACATTTACGTTCACTCAGCAGGATAACAATACAACCTATGGAGTTGCGACACAGAATGCAAATGGATTGATGTCTTCATCTGATAAAACTAAATTGGATAGTCTGAGCACAACAAGTGTATCGGCAATTACCAATTCTGAAATCGACAAGATAGTCGCTAGTTAAGGAGGAAAAATGGCTAACTATTTAGATCAAAATGGACTTAGATATTTCTGGGGAAAGATAAAAGCAAAAATGCCTGGGCCGCTTCAGGCTTACCCAGTCGGAAGTATCTACATGAGCATTAGCTCTAGCTTTAACCCGAATACATCATTCGGCGGAACATGGTCAAAGATTGCGGAAGGACATTGCTTAATACAGGCGGGAGAAAGATACGTACTTGCAAGTACTGGCGGAGAATCAACACACAAACTAACCGTCGATGAGATGCCGAAACATGCACATCCAGTTGTTCGCACTGACGGTACTAAGTTATCAGCGTGGGCAACAAATGCGGGTCCAGGAGACGTATGGGTTTTGCCTGCTGATGGCAATAACACGGGTGGACATTCGGAATACATGGCGGATTTTCAAGGCGGTAGCAACACCCATAACAATATGCCACCATACCTAGCAGTTAACATTTGGAAGCGCACAGCATAAGGAGGAAGCAAAATGGAAGAAGCAAGAATTGAAGTAACAAAAAAGCTGGTCTTGAAAGATGGCACGAAATTAAAAATTAAAGAATTTAATGCTGAAGAAGGTAAAGTCTCAGTAACCATATTAGATAGTGGATACCAGGAAGTTATAGAAGCTTTAACAGCGGAACAGATCGCAGACATCCAAATTCTAAACGAACTTGGTGAGGTAGTCCTGACAGCGAAAGGATACAGCCTAGGTGACAGCATCTCTGTAAACACCAAGGAGAACACAACTACAGTAACTTTCGAGGTTAAGGAAACAAGAGAAGCTGTTGTAGACGCAACAAAGGCAATTCAGATACTTCAGAATATATCTGAGCAGAACACCGCTGACATCACAGCAATCAATGAAGCCATCGCTTCACTTGCAGAAATCGTAGGAGGAACAGAAGAATGATTAAATGGTATTTACGACAGATTCAGATGGGAAGAATGACTCTTGATGAAGTGCCTAAGAGATGGCATGATGCTGTAGAAAAAGCGTTGTCCAAGTTGTAGAAAAAAAACAGGCGCAATGAGCGCCTTTTTTTGTATAATTTAAGCGAGGTAAAATTATGATAAAACTATTTGGAACAACAGACACAGACTTTTCAAGCAACGGCGATGCAGTCATTCAGCCATTCAAAGCAAAAGTTCACAAGGAAGATAACGGCAAATTTTATTTGAATGTTGAAGCGGACATTTCTTATGTTGACCTTTTGACAGCAAACAGGATTATCGTTGCAGATACTCCACAAGGTGCACAGGCTTTCCGCATTAAGAATCCAGAAAAAACAAAGAGTAAGATCACGATAAAGGCTCAGCACATTTCGTATGATGCTCAAAACTACGTGATTGCAGACAGTTATGTTGTCGATAAAAATTGCAACGATGCGATGGACCATTTGAACAGCGCCACGGACAATCCTAGCCCGTTTCAGACGGTGTCTGATATTGCAGCAGTAAATTCATACAGGTGCGTGAGAACATCGCTGTATGACGCTTTTAGCACGGTTGTAGAGCGTTGGGGCGGACACTTTGTGCGTGACAATTACAGGTTCGCAATCATGAGTACTATCGGGCGTGATAACGGGGTTACGGTACGATACAAAAAGAATCTTAAAGAAATGACATGCACGGCAAATTGGGACAGTGTAGTCACAAAACTTATGCCAGTTGGAAAAGATGGTCTGCTTCTTGATGAGGTCTATCTTTACAGCAAAACACAGTACGATATTCCATTCACAAAAGTTGTATCTTTCAATCAGAATGTTGACCAAGACCTATACAAGGATGCAGAAGGACATCTTGATGAGACAGCATATAACAATGCACTTATTGAGGATTTGAGAGAACAGGGACAGGCATACGTTGACGAAAATTGCGTGCCAAAAGTGAATTACACACTCAAGGCTAATCTTGAAAAGTTGACGGATATAGGCGATACAATCGAAGTCATTGACGAACCGATGGGTGTGGATATTACAACGCATGTTATTTCGTATGATTATGATTGCATTCTAAGCAAGTATACGGAGCTTGAATTTGGAAATTTTCAGCAGAAAGTTTCTGATCTTATGGGAACGGTAAGCTCAACAATTCAGCAGAGCATTGAGAAAAACAATTCTGCTTTACAGGTTGTGTTTTCAGATGCAATTCAACATGCTCAGGAAACAATTCTAGGCATGCTTGGCAATTCGTATGTTGTGTATGAAGGCGACAAGATTCTTGTTGTTGATGCATTGCCAAAGGAAGAAGCTCACCACGTCATTATGATTAACAGCGGAGGTATTGCATTTTCAAACACTGGAATCAATGGAGATTTTGAAAGTGCATGGACGATTGACAATGTGCTGAATATGCAACATATTAACGTTATCAATTTAGTTGCGGACATGATTAAAGGTGGAACATTAAAGCTCGGCTCTAACCTTAACCAGAATGGACAGATTGAAGTCTATGATGAAGCAAACAATCTGATTGCAAAACTGGATAAAAACGGACTTATTATGTATGGACTTGATGGTTCATATCTTGTGGTAAATAATTATGTAGGCTTTGCAGGATATGACCGCACAGGAGCAAAAACGTTCTGGGTTTCAGGTGACGAGTTTCATCAGAAAAAATCTGTCATCGAAGAAGAGATCACGTTGTGTAATAAGGCGAGGTTTATCCCGATAACTGTAAAAGATGGCGATACTGTTACAAATGACGGAATTGGTATAGTGGGGGTGTAATATGGCTACATCAGGAACATTCAAAACATCAGCGTATGATGGTGCATGCTTACAATTTGATTGGTCGTTAAAAAGCCAAAGCACCGTAAACAATCAGTCTGTCATTTCGTGGACGTTGAAGGGTGCAGGAATAAAGTCTGGTTATTGGTACATGGCAGGACCTTTCAAGTGCATTATAAATGGGACTACAGTTTATCAGTCAAACACAAGAATTAAGTTGTACACTGGAACGGTTGTGGCATCTGGAGAGCTTGCAATCGGTCACGACACCAACGGTTCAAAGTCATTCAGCGCATATGCAGAATGTGCAATTTATGTTACGAGCGTAAACTGCAAAGGTTCTGGAAGTTGGAGCCTTCCCGATATTGGCAGAGCATCACAGCCGAGTCTGAACACATGGCCGAACAATTCTCCTGATTTTAATATCGGAGATACTATTGTTGTACATATGAACCGAAAGTCAACCGTGTTTACGCACACTGTTGTGCTGAAGTTGGGTCCATATAGTTATACTATCGGCACTGGCGTAACGGATAACATTTCATTGGATACGGACAAAATTGCATCAAGTCTGTATGCGCAAATGCCAAATAGCAATTCTATGACAGGAGAGATTGTTGTTACAACGTATAGTGGCAGCACGGTTATAGGAACATCAAGCTGTGCCATTATTGCGCACGTTGTAAATTCTAATCCGACATTTGATGTTGAATATGAGGATTCAAATTCGGCAACTGTTGCAATCACAGAAAACAATCAGTACATTATCAGGAACAACTCTGCATTGAAAATCAGCGTAAGCAATGCAAAAGCATTAAACAGTGCCACGTTGAAATCAATTACTGCTGTTGTCAATGGAAATGCTTATACAGGCACTTTAAGTGGTTCTACAGGCACAATCAATGTCGGTGTGGTAAATGTATCACATGACACTGAGGTGACTGTTAAAATCGTTGATTCAAGGGGAAACGAGGGCATCAGGGAGATCACGGTGCTTGTGTATGACTGGGCATTGCCAAGTGCAATCATCAAGCTGAACCGAAAGAGCAACTATTATTCAGAAAGTATATTAAACGTAAATGCCAACTATGCTTCAATTGGCGGGAAAAATGAGGTAACGATTAAGTACCGCACGAAGAAGGTTGCAAACAGTACTTTCAGCACTTACACGACAATTCAGGATAACACCGATACGAATTTTACAGCTGATAACGAGTATGAGTGGAACGTACAGGTCAATGTTGCAGACAAGCTAGGTAATACAACCTACAATCTGATTCTTCCAAAGGGGATTCCAGTAGCATATGTTGACATCAAGAAATACAGCTTCGGTGTGAATTGTTTCCCGAAACATGATAAAAGCCTTGAAGTCAATGGCGTGTGCATTAGTGGTAATGTGCTTTACAACAATGCAAGTGGAACAGCAGGAACCGTCACATTGTCAGACAGTGCGGAAAATTACACATATCTTGAAATCTTTTACAGATCGTCTGGTGATAATGCTTGTGGCAGCGTTAAGGTGTTCAGCCCGAACGGAAAACTTGTGCATTTAGGCACGATACATTATATTGCAGGCTATGACTATGCAAAGTTTGCTCTTGTAAGTGTTGCGGGGTCAATGATCACATTCAACCAGAATTATCAGATTATTCTGAAAAACAACGGTTCAACATATTCAGCAGAAAATGCAATTTATATAACGAGAGTTGTTGGATATTAAACAAAATCATGGTATACTATGAGTGCAGTGTTTTCATGTTCACTGCATTCCTTTCTCAGCTTGTCGGGGGTATTCGGCGGGCTGTTTTTTTATGCAAAAAATTCTATACTAACTTGTCATAGCCTACAGGTTACATAATGTTAGTGAAGAAAAAAATCACCGTTTGCATTCGGTGATTGATTGATGTATATTATAGATAGGCTTTGTTGACATTAGGGCATGAAATTCTCCTAGTAAATTGCAGACAGAAATGTCTGCTTTTTACTTGAAGAAGACTTCTATTCCATCAGGTGAAACGTGGACAGAATCAAGGACATTTCGCCACAGTGTGCGTTTGTTCTCACGTGTGAGGTTCTCATATATTGAGCGCCAACCGCTGCTTAAAAATTGGTTAAGATGGTCCGTGCTTTGAGGTTTGAAAGATTCAAGCCTTTTTATTTTGTCTTCAGTTTCAGCGTACAGACGTTCATAGGTACTTACAGGCATACGTTTTTTGATGAATATATAATTCAGATTATCAAGCTCTTTTCTTAGTTCTTTCAATTCCTTTTCAGTCGTGTCCTTTGTTTCAGAAGTGATGCTTGAGATTGTGGCTATATGGTTTTTCAAAAGATCGTCAAGGTTAGACAACAGATATTTCTCCGTTGCCAGTTCCGCATAGTGCTTTTTGTGGTTGCATGTATGGACCGAGTGGGCATTGTTACATCGGTAATAATAGTATCGTTTACCGCCTTTTGGATGGCTCACTCCAACCAGCTTAGAACGGCATTCTGGGCATCTTAACAGTCCAGTGAATAAATATACATGACGTTGCACTCCCGTGCGTATATTTGCCTGTAATGCGGCCTGAACGGCATTGTATGTTTCTTTCGTGATGTATGGTTCGGCGTAATTGGAGTTTCCACGGTATGAGCCTGCATAAAATTCGTTTTTAAGTATGTGCATATATGACATGTAAGGTCGAGACAGTCCGTATTTTTTGTTTACGTATTCGACAGTGTAATGAACTGATTGATGCAAGAGAAATGATTCGAAAATGTCTTTAACTATTGGCGCTTTGGATTCATCAATCGCAATGCGTTTATTGCCATTTTCCGTGGCAATTCTGTAACCAAAAGGAACGTTACCAGTGATAGGTTGGCCTTGTGCAATCTTGTACTCAAATACGGCTTTGATGCGTTCAGAGCCTTTTTTCAGTTCATGTTCGGCAAGGTTGACTTTAAGGTTGAACATGAACAATCCGTTCGCAGTGGATGTATTTATATCGTCTTCACATATGGAAATCATGGCAACATTGTTCTGTTGAAGAAGTTCTAACATCTTGTTAGCTTCAAGGACGTTACGTGAAAGACGGTCAAGACGAGTAAAGGCTATTGCATCTAGATCGCGAAGGTTTGACAGCATGGCTTGAAGCTGCGGGCGTTTCATGTTGCTTGCTGAGAATCCTTCGTCAATGTAGATATGTTGCAGGACATGATCATTGTCGTTGCACCATTGCGTTATTTCTTCGGTCTGGGCCTGTATTGAATATCCATATTTCTTTTGTTCATCAGTGGAAACACGAGCGTATCCTGCCACTCGCAGATTTTTTCTCATAAAATTACCTCCGATTGATTGAAAATAAAAAAAGCAGTCCATACTAGCCGATGAGAGGCAGTGAAAATATGGACGCGGAAAAAATATATTCGTTGCTGTTTAATCTTTATGCTGAACAGGAGAATCTCAAAATCGAGTATGAGTTAGACAACTCTTTTTTTTCGACAGATGGTTTCAATCAGAAACATTCTTGCTGTCTAGGTACAGTTTCATTATCTTCAGATACAGCTCATCCTTCTCAGCTTCTGGAAGATCGTGAAACAGAGACTCGATGCGCAGTGTGAGGTCTGTCGTTTCATCGTAGCTTGTTGTGTCAATGCCAAAGTATGAAATGTCAATGCCGTAAACCTCGCAAAAACGTTTCAGCGTTGAAAGAGTCAAGGAACGTTTTCCAGACTCGATATTTGATATTGCAGGTCTTGAAAGCCCGACAAGGTCAGCGAGTTCAGACTGTTTAAGATCACGGGAGTTGCGTAGTTCTTTGAGTTTCCTTCCTATTGTTTTATTGTTAATCATTATTCTACACCACCTAAAAAAGTTTATATTTCGATGATAACACACCGTAGCTATTTGAAACAATAAAAAATAATCGTCTTTTGATTAAAAGTAGTTGCAATTTGATGAGTCAGTGGTATTATATGTATGCAGAAAGGGGGCACGAAATGAAAAGAGCAGAACTGAAAGCATTCAGAATTTCAAAGGGATTAACTCAGAAGGATGTTGCAGAAATGCTTGGAATATCGACTAGCCATTATGCTTGTATTGAGCAGGGAACGCACAATCCTTCTACAAAGCTTGTCAAAGTGTTCTGCAATGTATTTGGTAAGGAAAATGCGAGTTTAATAATTGGGAGCTGAGAAGATGTTAGAAATCGTAGCAGAAATCGTAAAAAGCGGTAACGCAGAAGAATTAAGAAAAATTATTAAACAGTATGAATTGGATGTTTCAAAAAGAAAGGAAAACAAGAAAAATGATAGGATTTGAAAACATTACAAAAGAAGTAGCAGCTGATTTAATCGAGCTGGTAAATCAGCTGAGAGGACTAGAAAAGTCAGCACAGGTAAATTATTCCGTGCAAAATCGAAAGACAGGCGAGTGGGCTAAGAAGGAATTTAATTATGTACCACTTGACAATATTTTAAACAAGATTAAGGAAAATCAGAACTTTGCATTGCTACAGCCGATTGGAGTTGATGAGAACGGCATAAACGGTGTTCGCTGTATTCTGGTACATAAGAGCGGACATGTATTCGAGACAAACACCTATCCTTTTGCAGTGAAGGAAGGCGCTAAGTTGCAAGATGAAGGCGCAGAGATCACATACCGCAAGCGTTACTCATTAGGTGCATTCCTTGGCATGGCAACCGAAGAAGACACAGACGGAAACGATGACGAAGCAACTAACAGCACTGAGCGCAAGGCATCACCAAGACAGATTGAGGTATTGAGCAAGAACTATACAGGCGAGAATCTTGAAAAGCTGCTTAAGATGAACAAGATTGAAAAGTTGGAAGACATGCCGATGTCGAAGGCAAGCGAGTTGATTGGTAAAATCATGAAACAAAGAAAGGCGGACAATCATGAGTAGTTACGTGCAATTTGTAGTATGTCAGTACACTGACAGCAAAAAAAAATTCCTGTTCTATGCACCGCTTTATGCAAGCATCAAGAGTGGTGACGAAGTGTTAGTTGAGACGCAGTTCGAAGAAAAAATGGCAACAGTGCTTGCAGTTTGCAATTCAACTAGTAATGATGTGGAGCAAGTATTGCGTGTTCTTACAGGTGCAGGATGCGAGCCACTCAAAAGAGTTATCGGCAAATATGATTTTACTAAATTTAACTACAGAGAGGATGAAACAAATGAATAACATTATCGAAAGAAAAGACTCAGACGTTGCATTGTCTGAAGAAGTATGCGAGAAGATTGTAAGCCTTGAGAAACAGGCAAAAGAAATCAAGAAACAGCAGGACAGCATGAAAGCTGAAATTCTTGATGCTATGCAGAAGTACGGCGTAGTAAAGTTAGACAACGAATTTCTTAAGATTGCACTTGTTCCAGAACATGATGCAGAAAGATTTGACAGCAAGACATTCAAGGATGAAAATCCTGACGTGTATGACATGTATGTTAAATTTTCAAAAGTAAAACCATCCATCAGAATCACGGTTAAATAATGGAGACATTCAGCATTAAAGGCGGTACGCTTGAATATTTTGATGAAACGCATACATATCTGTATGATGGGCTTATGCTGCCAAGTGTCTCACAGATTCTTGGTGCGAAGTTTAGAAATGAATATGCAAGCGTGCCTCCTGCCGTGTTGAATAATGCGGCCCAAAGAGGTACGGCAGTACATAAGGCAATTGAGAACTTTAATGTTTCGGGCTATGATGATGGAAGCGAAGCAGTGCGAAACTTTAAATTTTTGCAGAAACAATACGGATTCGAGGTTCTGGACAGTGAATTGCCAGTTGTGTTGTTCAAAGATGATATGCCGATAGCATGTGGACGGCTTGACATGACAATGCTGATGGATGGACAGACAGGCATTGCGGACATTAAAACCGTCAGTGCATTAAACAAGGAAAAGATCGCATATCAGTTGAATTTGTACCGCATTGGATTGATGCAAAGCTACGGAGTTGATGCACAATTCTTGAAGATTATACATATCAGGGATGGCATCAGAAAAGTTATTGACAGCCCTGTGAACGAGGACATGACATGGGAATTGATTGACAAATTTTTGGAGGAAAACGAAAAATGAATAATGTTAGTTTGATTGGACGACTTACGAAGGATGTGGAGGAACGAAGAACGCAGAGCGGAACACCAGTTGTCTCCTTCACATTGGCAGTTAACAGAAGAAAAAAGGAAGATGGCGCAGACTTCATTCCTTGCATTACATGGGACAAAGCCGCCGAGACAATCGCAAAATACGTTCATAAAGGTGACTTGTTTGCAGTGACTGGATATATCCAGACAAGAAGTTACGAGAAGGATGGCAGAATGAATTATTTTACAGAAGTAGTTACGACAAGCTTTCAGTTCTTGGAACGTAAGCGTGAAATGCAATATGATGGCCCTAGCGGTCAAAATAATAACAATTTTGATAATGGTTGGGGAAATACAAGGAACGACATAGATTCGTCTGATTTGCCATTCTAGGCGGTAATAGCGGTATGATAGGAAATGCAAAAGCTATCATCCAGTGGTTGTTCGACCAGCAGGATGCAGAAAAGCTGTACGAGATAAAAGAGAAAAAATCGAAAAGATCACTCACAGCAAATGCGTACTACTGGTCTTTACTCAACCAGTTGGCTAGCATTATGAGGTTTAGCAGTGAAGAAGTGCATTTCATGATGCTCAAGAGGTACAGCACATGTGAGGTTGTGTCGGTAAGGTCAGACATAGAAGTTGATGGCTATTTTCGATATTATGAAGCAATCGGGCAAAGTGATCTTGATGGCAAAGAGTTCACACATTACAAGATTTACAAAGGAAGTTCGGATATGGATTCAAAAGAGTTCTCCATCCTTCTTGATGGACTGATTCGAGATTGTGAAGAACAAGGCATACCTGTACTTACGCCAGATGAGGTTGCAAAACTGAAGTATATAGAAATGAGGAAAAGCAAATGAATATTTACGTTGAAAAAGGTGCACATGCGCCAGAGAGGGCACACAAAACAGATGCTGGGTTGGATATAAAAGCACGTGATAATATGCTTGTAAAGGCACACGGAGGGGCTTTGTTGCATACTGGATTGCATGTACAGTTGCCACATGGAACGGCAGGACTGTTGGTTTCTAAAAGTGGTTTGAACGTCAATCACGGTATTACATCAACAGGATTGATTGATGAAGGATACACAGGCGAAATTATGGTAAAGTTGTATAATCATTCTGATGAAAACTATCTGGTTCATGCGGGCGATAAAATCTCACAGCTTGTTATTATTCATGTACTTTATGAGGATATCAATTTATGTGATTCATTGGATGAAAATACCGAGCGTGGTGATAAAGGTTTCGGAAGTAGCGGAAAATGATTCAGAAAGAGTTCTGCATTATGCATGAAGGCATGTTCTTCACGAAGGAACACTGCTACAGATATTATTCAGAGCGGTTATCTGGTACGGCAAGACATGAAATTTTTTTCGGCACTGCCAACCGCAAAAAGTCAATCAAGTATGGTCTTGTCGTATTCATCAGACCTGAAGATCACAACATGTCTGAGTATGGCGTGCATTGCAGCAAGGGCCACGAGTTTGATATGTACCTAAAAAAGCTAGGGCAGAAAAGAGCGATGGACGAGTATTCATGGACTACTAGTGAGTTCATTGACATTTTCGGGAAAAACTATCTGTGAGGTGACTTATTTGTACAGCAAGTATCACAATACAAAGACGGTTGCAGATGGCATCAAGTTTGATTCAAAGCTTGAAGCTGAACGGTATGCACAACTTAAGATTCTGGAACGTGCAGGGATTATTCGTGATTTGGAACTACAACCGGAGTATGAGCTTATACCATCATTCAAGAAGAACGGCAAAACATGGCGTAAAACCGTGTATAAAGCCGATTTCAGGTACATCTTGTGTGTTGATGATAGTTATATCATCGAGGACGTAAAAGGCTCTACAGCGGTAATTACGGACGTATTTCGGTTAAAGCAGAAACTGTTCGAGTATCAGTATCCGGAGCTTACTATAAAGATCATCACAAGGAAGGATATGCAATGAATCAGCGTGAGAAGATTGTATTCTACATTCAGAAGTTTGGAAGCATTAGCAGTATGGAAGCATTTCAAGACCTAGGAATTACAAGATTGTCAGCACGAATATATGAGTTGAGGAACGAGGGATACCAGTTCGATGAGACGTATGAAACGTCAAAAAATCGGTTCGGAGAGAGCGTGTCTTACAAGCGGTACAGGTTTCAAAAAGAAACGAAAGTCGGCAAAATGTGTTGACTTAATCACAATGTGATGATAATATTAAAGAGTAGATATAAATCTAGGAACAGGTAGAAATCTATATTGTCTGTTTAGTGGTCGCCTCCGCTGAGCAGGAGAAAAACTGAATAGACACGAGAACTGTATGGCTTGATAGGGGGCGAACTATCAAAGCTGTACAGTTTTTTCGTTAAAAAGGCAATCACATGACAAATTGTAAAGCAGAAAAGAAAGGAAGCAAAAACATGAGCAAAGTAAAAGACGAGAACTTTATCAGCATATCCGGTTGGATGGTTACAAGGCTAGGACTGAAAGGAAACGAACTTCTTGTGTATGCGATCATATATGGATTTTCACAGGATGATGAGACAAGATTCACAGGCAGTCTACAGTATCTTGCGGATTGGACAAATTCAACAAAGCAAAGCTGTATAAAATGCCTAAAGTCATTGGCTGAAAAAGGATATATCACAAAGCATGAAAAGATCGTGAATGGTATAAAGTTTTGCGAGTATCAAGCAGTTAAACTTAAGTCTATGGTAGTAAACAAAGTTGAACACGGTATTAAACAAAGTTTAACGGGGGGTAGTAAACAAAGTTCACATAATACTCTAGATAATAATACTCTAGATAATAATATAGTTAATAAGAAAGAAAGAAAGAGTAAGTCGAAATCGTATGATGAACAGATTGCAGAGTATACACAAAATGAAGATTTACAGAATGCGTTGAAAGCATTCTTACAGATGAGGTCATTCATCAAGAAGCCTATGACAGAGTATGCTCTTAAACTTATGTTAAAGAAACTTGATGAATTAGGAAATACAGACGATACAAAGATCGCTATTCTAAATCAGTCAATCACTAATAACTGGCAAGGTATCTTCCCATTGAAGGATGGAAATACAAAACGTGAGAAACAGCCAGAAAAGAAATACGACCAGAACGGCTATGAGTCGGAAGAAGAACTCATGAAAATGTTCTACGGCAAATAATGTTTCAAAAAGAAACAAAATGCGACAAAAAGTATTGACGTATATTATTATAATGTTATAATAAAGGTGTAATAAGAGAGAAGGAAAAGAACATGACAGTGAAACAAACAACAGTAAACGGAAGAAAATTTAATTATTGGGCAGACATCTTTGAGAGAGCTGAAATTGCAGAAGATGTTGAAACTGGTGAAGTAAAAGCAATCAGATATAATGGTTATCTAAGCAATGACTTATCAGTTAGAAAAGCTATTGCAATGGCATTTGGATTACCAACATTCAGAAAATAAGAGTAAGAAAGGAAAAGAATATGAAAAACGTTACTATTGAACTAACTTATGATGAAGTGAGCACCATTCGCAGGGCTTTGGGTGTATTAACAATATGCGATAAAGAAAAGGTGCAAAGAGGTTTATACAACAGAGAAGTAAGAAAGAACATTGATATGGAAATAGAAACATGTATGGAACTTCTGAAATCTGATGGAAAAGTATATAAAGCATGGAAAGAAGCATGGATGGAAGCATGGAAGGAGACACTATGAAAACATTTTTCGAAGTTGCGTTTGAAGTTCTTGGATGTGCAGTATTGGTAATTGGAATGATCACAATATTTGTTGGTGCTGTATTACAGGAAAGCTGCCGTCATTTGATTGATAATGAAAGAGATTATCTAATAAATGCACTCATGGAAGATCTGGAGTGCAGAAGATAAAAGGAAAAAGAAAATGACATTAGAAGAACTGTTAAAAATGCCTAAAGGCATGGATATTGAAGAATTTAACAAGCTTTTAAAAAAGCAAAAGAGAATTAGGAATTGTTTAACAAAAGTAAGCAATCTTATTGATGATGAAATAGATAGTCTAGAAGCACTAAGCGATGAGATTGGAAGCGACCGTTATAACAGACATCTAGAAAAGTTACAAGAACTTGAGAATGAACAAGTGAAATTATTGGAGAAATTCAAAGCCACCATATAAAGAATGGCTTTTGCAGGAAGGACTGACAACATGAATGAAGAGAATCCAACGGTGGAAGCGGTACAGCGCATGCTTGCCACTTGTGATGACAAATCTGAGTATATCAAAGGAGATATGATATACTGCAAAAAATGCAATGAGCCAAGAAGAAAATGGCTGGTGTTCGGGTTCTTTGTTCCTGTAATGTGTTCATGCTTGGCTGCTGAAAATGACAGGAAGGAAGCGGAGAAAAAGAAGCAGGACAGAATTGCACTAATTGAAGGATACAGGAACACAGGTTTTCCTGACAAAGAACTTCAGAAATGCCGATTTGATCACGATGACCAGAAATCAAAGAAGGCTAGCGACATGTGCAGGAATTATGCGAGAAGGTTTGACGAGTTCAGAAAAGCAGGAAAAGGGCTTATCTTATTTGGTGGAGTTGGAACAGGTAAGACGTTTCTTGCTTCATGCATCGCAAATGAGTTGATTGACAATGGCGTGCCGTGTCTGGTAACGAATTTTGCACGAATCATCAATACATTACAGGGAATGTATGAAGGAAAACAGAAATATCTGGACAGCCTGAACGAGTTTGACCTTCTGGTGATTGATGATCTAGGGATTGAGCGAAACACTGAATATGTTAACGAACTGGTTTATAATATCATTGATGCAAGATACAGAAGCGGAAAGCCGATGATCATTACAACGAATCTGAAATATTCAGACCTGTACCATACAGAAGATACAAGCAAAGCCAGAATCTACAGCCGTATTATTGAGATGTGTCTTCCTGTACTTGTCAGTGGTGAGGACAGACGAAAGAACAAAGCACAGGATTCAAGGCTCATGGATATTTTGAACGGGTAGATGTTTCAAAAAGAAACAAAATACGATAAAAAGTATTGTAATCGCATATATATTATGATATTATAATGTTGCAAAAGGAAAAAAGAAAGGAAAAAAAAGAACATGACAAACGCACAAATTATATTCAATGAAGCAGTTGAACTTATGAAAAATGGAAAGATTGGAACCACAGGCAGACAGTTCGAGGTTGAGGACGAAAACGGCAACAAAACGATGCTCGACGAACCGGAAGACATTCATACATTCCAAGCATGGAAAAAGCTCGGTTATTGTGTGAAGAAAGGCGAGAAAGCTGTTGCACAGTTCCACATCTGGAAATGCGTATCAAAAGAAACTGAAAATAGCGAAGGAATGACAGAAGAACAAAAAAGGATGTTCATGAAAAAAGCAAGTTTCTTCAGTGCAAGCCAAGTGCAGGCAATGAATTAATGATATAAAGGCAAGCCCACCGCCTAAAGTGTGGGCACACAAAAAGGAAGGCAATAACATGGAAGAGAAACTAAATGGTACATATTATTTATTTGATTGCTTGGACGGTGTAATAGGTAACCGGCTATTAACCATTGAAGAGTTAAGACAAGCAATGACATGGGAAAATGTAACGTACACGGAGAAAGACGCCAAATGCATTGCAATGGACTATGAAGCGACTTTATACCGGTACAAATACATAGACGGAGAAGTAAAAGAAAGCAAAGTGCTTTACGATCCGTGGCAAATTTTGGTTAAAAGAAAGAAGAGGAAAAAAGGAAGGTAAAAAAACATGGAAACAATTAATATTGGAACAATTAAAACGTGGAATATCGAAGCAATGACAGGATATAAGCCACGCACAACATTCTATGAGGACTTCAGCATTGCAGACCATTTCGGTGATCCTGCAATTCGAGACACATATTGCAGAGCGTTCAACGCATGGCAGAACAATATTGAATACATGACAGAGCTTGTGATGGTCCTTAATTGGAAGATCGCAGAGCACTACAGAAAGAATGACAGACTTGCTGAAATGTATGACGAACTTTGGAACAAGGCTGACGAGTGGATGTATGAACATTTCGATGGCGATGACTTACAGTATTTTATGAGAACAACGGACTAGGACAACCTAGTCTTTTTTTTATCGAAAAAATTGCCAAAAAATGTCATGAAAACGTTTGACTTTTCTATATTATAGCATTATAATATAGATGTAAAAGAAAGAGAGATAAAAAACATGACAACAAAAGAAATCAAAGAATTAGCATTACAGATTCTAAACAGAAATGGTGAAACTGGAATTAAAAAGTCTGACTTTACAGTTAGACAGGCAAAGCAGTTGATCAAGGAATATAACTTAGGTTGGATGAAATAGAAAGGAAAAAAGAACATGACTGAAATTGTATGGCAAGAAATTAAGAAGAACGGAGAAATTGTTACAAAACAGAGAACATTCAAGACAGAGAAAGCCGCAGAAAAGTTCATTGAAAAATTGTATGATAAGGATAACTTCTACAATATTTTAGCTACAAGATAATAGGGAGGACAATAAAATGACAAACATGAACAACAGAGAATATTCAGCACTTATGAGTGCAGTAAATGAAATTATGGAAGGCAGAACAGTTAATATTTATGAAAATTCAAGCTTTGGTGCAGAAGTAATAACATTCGGTGTGAACTGGTCAGCTTGTGGGACGCAGAACATCGAAGAAACAAAGAAATTTGCTGAGAAAATCAACAAGGCTTGTAAGATCGTGGAAAAGCTGAATGCGATGCAAATCACTGTAAACTATGGACATGAAGAAAAGCCAGACAGAGAATCATACATGACATTGATCACAAAGTATATGGAAGAATTGCAGTCGATATTATAAGGCTTAAAGGTTTCAAATAGAAACAAAAACACACAAAAAGTATTGACATATTGTTATAATATGGTAATATATGGATGTAAAGAAAAGGAGAAAAAAACATGAAAGACTTATTACCAATTGGAAGTGTTGTAGTTCTTAAAAAAGGAACTAAGAAGTTGATGATTATCGGACGTCTTCAACAAAATGTGAAGAAAAAAAAATTATATGATTATGCCGGCTGTTTATGGCCAGAAGGCTATATGGGTAAAGAACATTGTTATGTATTCAATCATGAAGATATTGATATTCTATATTATCTTGGAATGCAGGATATTGAAGAGTTCAACTTCAGAAATAAAATGGATGAATTGGCGGAAAAATATAGAAAGTGAAGGATTTAAACATCATGGAATTAAAAGAAACAATGGCATATTTTATTTGTGGAATGATTGCAGGCGGTGGTATCACATTGATTGTATATAGTATTCTAGTTGCTAAAAGAATACAGGAAGAACAGGACAAAGCTACAAAATGTATCTTCAAATATGAAGAATACAGAAGAAGAATCAGAACGCTTAAATATCAAAACAAAGAGTTAGAGCAACGAATCATAGAATTACAAACAAAGCATGGTGAAGTTGTAACAAGTGTGGACTTTTGGGATGTTAACGATGAAGAGGTGGGAAAAAATGGCTAAATTAACACAAGCGCAGAAAGATGCGTACATTAAGGAATTAGAAGAAAAGATTGAAGAGGCTGATAAGATCGCAAACGATCAATTGAATGTCTATAAATTTAATTCTCATTCAAAGAAGCATAAGAAAATCACACAGCGAACAGCCCAAGCATGGTTGCTGATTGCGTTGGTGATCACATTTCTATTGTCAATTATGAATATTTGCATGTTAAGTATGTACATGGATATGTTTGAACAAGTCGGAGGATATCAATATGAAACATTCAGAGAGAATAGAGGGTGATTATTAATGGAAGCTTATGTTCAAATGCCACTAGAAATATATGATGCTTTAAAGCATGATAAAGAATATTTAATAAGAGAGCTAAAAGAGGAAAAAGAATCACATAGTGAAGATGTTGCACAAGCCAAAAAAGAAATAAATGATTTGGCAGAAAAAATAGAGCAGTATAAGCAATACATTCTAGAATTGAAGATGAATACGTTGGAAAAATGTATGATTCACAATTAAATGCAATGATGGTAGATTTGTGTGAGCTACTACATGACTTAGAATGGTGGCAGTCTTGTGATTATAGCGAAAATACTTACAGAGAATCAGTAAATAAATTCAAAAAGAAGTGGTTCAGACAAACTAAGATTGATGTACAAAAGCAAATTGAATCAGAATTCAAGAAAGCAAAGAATGAATTATTGAAAGAGTTTGATTATTTAAACGATGAAAGAGAGGTAAACAATGGCTAAACTTGCAAAGATGAAGTACAGAACTGTTGGTGGTGACTTAAAGGTCAATACGTATACTACGACAATATCAAAAAAGATTGTGAAGGAATCTGGGATTGATCCCGAAAAAGAAATCATTGTGAAGGCAGAAAAAGGAAAAATCATTATAGAGCAAAAAAGATAATATAAAGGCAAAGAAAAAAGGGGATAAAAGCCCTTTTTTTTGGCAATAATTATAGTATAATTTAGTTATGAAAGAAGGTAAAAAATGGTATTTTCTAATAAAACATATGACAATTTAAAATGGGTTGCACTTGTTGGAACGAACGCATTTTCAGCTTTAATTATCACGCTCGGCAAAATCTGGGGATTGGATTATGCAGAAGCAATTGCAGGAACTATTTCGGCAATTGGAACGTGCATTGGAGCATGTCTACAGATTAGTTCGGCGAACTATAAAAAGGTGGAATAAATGACTCCTGAAGCAAGTGTAAGCATCGCATTACTTATTTCCTTGACATCACTTGCATGTACGTTAATTAACACCTTTGCAGGTGGCAAAAAGCGTCAGGAAGAACAGGCAGAGCGAGAAAAGAATCGACAGTTGGATGTTGAAAAAAATTTCGTAAAAATCAATGTGAAACTGGACGATTTTTGTGACACAACAAAAAAGATGATGGCAGAAAATGGTGAAAAGACTGAACAACTAAAAAAAGTATCAGAACAGCTCGTTCTTGTTTCTGAGCGTGTAAAAACGCTGTTTAAGTACAATGATGATCACGAAGCAAGAATTAAGGAGTTGGAAAATGAACGGGCACAGAATCATTAGGAAGGACAAAAAAATGACATTAAACGGAATTGATATTTCAAATTGGCAAAGAGGAATCGACCTATCAAAAGTGCCATGTGACTTTGTAATTTGCAAAGCTACACAAGGCACAGGCTACGTTAATCCAGATTGCGACAGAGCTTATCAGCAGGCAAAAGCAAATGGAAAGCTATTAGGCGTATACCACTATGCAAACGGTGGAAATGCGGTAGCAGAAGCAGATTATTTCTTGAATAACATTCAAGGGTATATTGGCGAAGCTATTCTTTGTTTAGACTGGGAGTGGCAGGACAACGCACTGTGCGGAACAGGTGGTCCAGCTAGAACATGGATTAGTAACTGGTGCAATCGAATTGTAGAAAAAACTGGGGTTAAGCCTTTAATCTATTCATCAGCAAGTTTGTATAAAGAAGTGTCTGGCATTGGAGACTATGGATTATGGATTGCACAGTATGCGAATAACAATCCGACAGGATATCAGGAACATCCATGGAACGAGGGAGCTTATACATGTGCTATCAGGCAGTACTCAAGCTGTGGAAGACTGGCAGGATATGCTGGCAACCTTGACCTAAACATTGCCTATATGGATGCTACAGCATGGCACAAGTATGCAAATCCAAGCGGTGAAGCAAAACCAGTTACGCCAAAACCTGTTAGAAAGAGCAATGAGCAGGTAGCGGACGAGGTTATTGCGGGAGCTTGGGGCAACGGTGAAGATCGCAAGAACAGACTTACACAAGCAGGATATGACTACAATGTGATTCAGGACATTGTAAACAAGAAGGCTGCACCTGTTAGAAAGAGTAATGATCAGATTGCAAGCGAGGTAATTGCTGGAAAGTGGGGAGACGGTAACGACCGTAAGAGCAGATTGGAACAGGCAGGGTATGACTATAATACCATTCAGAATATCGTCAACCAGAAGCTAGGTGCATCTCAGGCAGTATATTACACTGTACGTAGTGGAGAAACATTATCAGGTATTGCATCCAGATATGGCACAACTTGGCAGAAGCTACAGTCTATGAATGGCATTAGCAATCCGAACATGATTTACGCAGGGCAAAGGCTGAGAGTTAAGTAATGGCACAAGGCTATTATTCTTGTAGTCGATGTGGGAAGATACATCCGAAAGGCTATGTATGCCACGTAGGAAAGAAACACTACAAGTACAGCTACAAAGAGTCAAGGATGAGAAGCAAGAGTGCATGGACCGAGAAGAGCAAGCAGGTAAGAGAGGATGCAAACTATCTGTGTGAAGTATGCAAGGACAAAGACATATATAACTACCGTAACATAGAAGTGCATCACATAGAGAAGCTGAAAGACAAGCCAGACCTATGGTTGGAAGATGATAACCTTATATGCTTATGCAAAGACTGTCACAGGTTAGCTGATGCAGGAATGATTGACAAAGAGTATTTAAAGAAGATAGCTATGCATAGAATCGAGAAGCTGAAGTAATCCCCCGAGGGTAACGGGCATTGTCTGGTGTGACCTTGAGATGTAACGTCCATATGACGAATCACAAAAATAATAAAATACTAAGATTTTTTGGATAAACGGCCAAATTCACGCTATAATGTGAGTATAAGCCGTTTTTGTTTCAAAAAGAAGCGAAAATCATGCGAAAGTGTTCCACGTGGAACATGAGCAGGCAATATAAGAAAGGTAGTGAATGAAAATGGGAAATGAGAGACTAAGTTTTAAAAAAATAGGTGCTTCAAGTGCTGCAAGTTGGGCTTGGGGAACATCTTTAATCATGGGGCAACAAATAGCTCAAGAGAAAGGTATGATCGCTTGGGTCATATGGGCTGTTTGTAATACCTTAACGCTTGCATTATTTGGATGGCTATATAACAATAAAAAAATTAGTCCAGAAACTTATAATAGAAAAGAAGTAAAAGTAGTAGCATTAATAATTCAATTATTTAGCTTGTTAGTTCAGTTGAATTTTATAAATCAACAATTTTTAATTATTACAGGTAGTACAATTGCAGCATATTTGATAACAATGGCATTAGGATTTTTCTTTACTCTGATTGTTTACAAAAAAGGACTACCAACATCAGTTAAAACAGATGTATATCAATGGATCATGGCTATTGTAGCAATAATAGCAGTTATATTAGTTGGAATATTTACAAAAGCCCAATTACAAGTATTTGCACCAACTAGCATGAGTGGTGTGTTATGGGGGATATGGTCTGGACTTATTTTATTTGCTGGGCCTATTGGAGATGTACAACATTGGCAAAGAGCAGAAGCAGATGAAAGTAAAAAAGGTTATTATTTAGGAGCATTTTTATTTGGGCTTTATATGTTATTAATACTAGGAATGGCTTTCTTTAAATTTACACTACCAATGCATATTATTTTATTAGTAGCAGTTCTTGGAGTAACTACATCAACAATAGATAGTATTGCAGTAGCACTTCATGAAGTAGGAAATAAGAGAATAGGAACAGGACTTTCACTGTTATTATGTATTGCATTTGGAGTATTTGTTAAAATGGGAATGCTTCAATTATGGAGTTCATTTGGAGTTATTAGATTTGCATTTGCAGTTGGTATTTTGTTATTGCCATTAGCATTAAAGAAAAAAATAAATATAGTAATTCCAGTATCAGCAATAACATTTGGACTAATGGTATTATTTGCAATTTTAGGGCAAATAACAATTAATTCAATTGTTGGAGTTATAAGTTTTATAGTAGCAACAATAATACTTGGCTATGTATCAGTAAAATCATTAGAAAGTAGGAAAATGAGATGAAATTAGAAGTAGTAAAATTAAGTGATTTAAAACCATTGGAGAAGAATGTTAGAAAACATAATGATAAACAAATTGATGAATTAATTAAAAGTGTAGAACAATTCGGACAAACAAGAGCAATGGTTATTGATGAAGATAATAATATTTTAATTGGTAATGGTTTATATTTTGCTTTAGTAAAAATGAATAGAGAAGAAGTTCAATGTTATAGAAAGACAGGACTATCAGAAACTGAGAAGAAAAAATTAATTTTAAGTGATAATAAAATTTATGGCTTAGGTTCAGATGATTACGAAGAAATAAATAATTATATTCAAGAGATAACTGGAATGGGAGATTTTGAAATCGCTGGTTATGACAAGTTTATTTTGGAGCAAATGACTGCAACAGATGAACAAGTTGAAGAAGCAATAAAAAATTATGGTACTATAACAGATACTAAATTTATTCAAGAAGAACCAAAACAAGAAACAAGTTATAAAGAACCAGAAATTAAAAATGAACCAGAAATTAAAAATGAACAAGTAACAATGGTAACGGAAACAAAAGTCGGTGCTGAAAAAAATGAGAAGAAATATATTATATGCCCTTCTTGTGGGGAGATGATCTATCTTGATTAAAAAACAATACTCAAACATTGATGTCGTAACAATGGCTAAGATAAGAATAAAAAATATATTTAAAACTGCTAGTAGAATTGAATTATCAGTAAGTGGTGGTAAAGATAGCATTTGCTTAAATGATTTAATATTTAAAATGTGTCAAAGTGGAGAAATAGACAAATCAAAATTAACAGTTGATTTTATAGATGAAGAAGCAATATTTCCATGTATAGAAAAACAAGTTAAAAGCATGAGATTACAATGGTTGAGTATTGGAGTACCTTTTAATTGGTGGTGTATTCAGGTAAAGCATTATAATTGCTTTAATCAATTAACAAATGATGAAAGTTTTATTTGTTGGGATGAAACTAAAAAAGATGTATGGATAAGGCAAAAACCAAAATTTGCAATTACAAATGATCCATTACTTGATGAAAGACATGATACCTATCAAAGTTTTATGAATAAAAAAAATAAAAATTTTGTATCAGTAATTGGTGTTAGAGCAAGTGAAAGTATTCAAAGAGTAATGAATTTGGCAAATAGAGCATCACAAGAAAAAATGTTTCCTATCTATGATTGGACTGACAAAGATGTCTGGATGTATATAAGAGATAATAACTTAGAATTCCCAGATGCTTATAAATTTATGTATCAAGTAGGAATTCCAACTAATAGATTAAGAATAAGTCAATTTTTTAGCATAGATACTGCTAGAAGTTTAACTCAGATGTGTGAATTTTATCCAGAACTATTTGATAAGATTTGTAAAAGAGAGCCAAATGCTTATATGGCAATGCTTTATTATGATACTGAATTATTTAGAAGACAAAAGAAAAATAAACAAGCAAAGAAAGATGAAGAAGTTGATTATAAGAATAAACTTTTTGAGATGTTAAAAGAAGAATGGAGATTTGATAATAAACCTATGCAGAAGGTAAAAAAGCAAATTAATAGATTATTAATTAAACATGGACCATTTTTAAATCAAAAACATTACAAAGAGTTATGCAATATAGTAATTGGTGGAGACCCCAAAGGAAGAACATTAAGAAGTTTTGAATTTGATTTATATATTGATATAGATAAGGAGGGTAACATATGAAAGAAAATGAAATAAAAAAATATGAAAATAAAAATATATTAGAACCTTTAGAAAATGTTAAATTTGTTGATAGAGATTTATTAAAACCAAATAATTACAACCCGAATAAAGTATCAGAACAAAATCTTGAATTATTAGTTCAGTCTATATTAACAAATGGTTGGACTATGCCAATAGTTATAAGACCGGATTATACAATTATAGATGGTTTTCATAGATGGACTGTATCAGGTAGAGAGCCATTAAAAACATTATTAAAAAATAAAGTTCCAGTTGTTATTGTAGACCATAAAGACCATGCAGAAGATGTTTATGGAACTATTACACATAATAGAGCAAGGGGAACTCATTTATTAGAACCAATGAAAGCAATTGTAAAAGAATTATTAGATGAAGGAAAATCAACAAAAGAAATATGTAAAGAATTAGGAATGAAACCAGAAGAAGTATTTAGATTATCTGATTTCACAAGAGAAGATTTTTTAAGAATGATGATTAAGGACCAAAAGACTTATAGTAAATCATATCAAATAAAGAAATTTTAGGATGTGATAATATGGCAAAAATGACTTTAACCGAACAAGCACAAGAGATTTTAAAAATTGCAGAAGAAAGTGGAGTACAAAGTAATTACTTTTTTATAACTACTTTCAAAAGATATCAAATGCAATTAGTTATGTTATATGAATTAGAAAAATCTATAAAAGAGGATGGAATATTAGTTGAAAAAGAATATGTTAAAGGTAGAAAAAATTTATATTCTAGTCCAGCAGTAAAAGATTATAATGCAACAACAGATAGTGCAAATAGAACAGTCGCAACTCTTATGAAGATAATTAAAAATTATAATGTAAGTGATACAACCGAGGATGCAGACCCGCTTATGAAGATCATCAATGGTGGTGAAGATGATGGCGGTGACGAGCAGTAAGGCTTACGAATATTGCAAAAGCTCTATTAGAAAGAAAACCACACCGAAGTACGTTAAGTTACAAATGAAAGCATGGATGCGGATTGCTGAAGGAAAAGACAGAAAGTATTTTGTATCCGAAAAGAAAGTACAGCAGATTGACAACATCTTGAAGCTGCTGATTATGCCGAAAGGCCTCAAGGCCGGACAGTCTATGTATAAGTGCGCCACTGGTTATCAGTGGCTTATGTATATCGCAATGCTGTGTACGGTGTATCGGGAGAATCCGAAAAAGCGCAGATACGAGACTGGGCTATTGGAAATATGCAGAAAGAATTTTAAGACGTACACGGTCGGAACGATTTTTATTATTTTGTTTTTGACAGAGCCAAAGTTCTCAAAATTCTTTTCAGTTGCACCAGATGGTTCTTTGTCTAAAGAAATCAAAGAAGCAATCTCAGATACAATCAAAAGCAGTCCGCTGATATATGAGTACAAAGGAACGAAGCGTTTCAAGCTGTTAAGGGACTACATCAAGTTTAAGCCAAACGAAAACACGTTAATTCCGTTGGCATACAGTAATAACCGTATGGACGGACGTATGCCGAATGCGTTCATCGCAGATGAGGTGGGAGCATTGCCAAATAAATATCCTGTCGATGCAATGAGGTCAGGACAGTTGAACGTCTTTAATAAACTTGGGTTCATAATCAGTACAAAATATCCGACAATCGACAATCCATTCGAGGATGAGGTTGCATATGCCAAAAAGATTCTTGACGGCATTGAGAAAGACGAAACAGTATTTGCGCTGTTGTATGAGCCTGACAAAACGTCTGATTGGGAAACAGATGATCTTATTCTGAAACAGGCGAATCCGTCGGCACTTGAAATCCCTGAAATTTGGGATGATCTTGTAAAGAAAAGAGCCAGAGCCATTGCTATTGAGAATGAGCGAGAGAACTTTGTTACAAAACACTGCAATATCATTTATCAAGGGCAAGGCACTGAAACATTTATTGATGTTAAGGATGTTCAAGCATGCAAGGTTGCGGATATTGATTGGAACGGCAGAGTCGTATATTTAGGCGTTGACCTTTCAGAATCTAACGACAATACATCTGTTGCCATGGTGTCCGTTGATGATGATGATAACATTCTTGCAGAAAGTTTTGCGTTTATTCCAGCAGACAGGATCACGGAAAAGACCATATCAGAGCGTGTGAACTATCAGGAACTATTGAAGAGTGGAAAGGTATTTGCGTGCGGTGACAGAGTTATTTCTTATGCGTTTATTGAACAGTTCATTTTGAATCTTGAGAGCCGTTATAACGTGCAAATTCAGGCGATTGGCTATGATAGATGGAATGCATTAAGTACAGCGCAAAAATTAGCTAATGAAGGCTATAACACGGTTCAAATCAAGCAGTATTCAAGTGTCTTACATTCACCAACAAAGAGGATGAAAGAGGCAATCCTAAAGCAGAAATTCAAATACACAGAAAACAAACTTCTTGAAATCAATTATCAGAATGCGAAATGTGCATATGATACTAACAAAAATATGTATGTCAGCAAGAAAAAGAGCAACGGCAAGGTTGATATGGTTGTATCACTTATCAATGCAATTTACCTTCTTGAACAGGATTATTTCTTAAATGAAGGTGACTTCACATTCCAGATGATTTAATTGATGAAAAAATGCATTTATGCTAATATATTTGTGTAAAATGTTTCAAATAGAAAATACTAAAAAAGGGCGGTAATGAGAGTGGCACTTTTCAAAATATTCAATAAAAGAATCAAGAATAAAGTAAATCTTAACGATCAAAGTGTTCAGCTTGACGATGTGCTGTTATCGGCATTGCTCAATAATGAAAAGATCACGAGAGAGAAAGCACTGACTCTTCCTGCCGTATCAGGGGCCGTTGATTTTATCAGCGGTTCGATTGCGGCAATGCCTGTTAAACTGTACAAGTACAAGAATGGAAAAGTTGAAGAAGTGCAGAGAGACAGCCGTGTACGAATGCTGAATGGCGACACAGGAAACACGCTTGACGGTTTCCAAACAAAAAAGGCCATGGTCGAGGATTATCTGCTTGGCAAGGGTGGATATTGTTATATCCAGAGAGACAGGCAGAACAACGTAACGGCGCTGAAATATATTCAAGATATGAACGTCACAGTGTGGTCAAATTCAGACCCAATGAACCGTTTCATTCAGTTCTATGTTGGTACGGATAAAATATATCCGTGGAACATGGTCAAACTCTTGAGAAATACCAAAGACGGAGCAAGTGGAAAAGGACTGACAGAAGAAATATCTAAGGCGCTTGAAACAGCTTATAGCACGTTGGTGTATCAGCTTGGACTGGTTCAAACAGGTGGTAACAAAAAAGGATTTTTACAGGCAGAGCGTAGGCTTGGACAGGAAGAAGTGGACAAACTTAAAGAAGCATGGAAGAGATTATATGCCAACAACACCGAGTCCGTCATGGTTCTAAACAACGGCATCAAGTTTCAGGAATCGTCAAACAGTTCTGTTGAAATGCAGCTAAATGAGAGCAAGAAGACTTTACAGGATGAAATAAATGGAGTATTCCACATTCACAGTGACTTCAATTTGACTTTCAAAGAAGCAATCTATCCAATTGTTAAAGCATTTGAGACAGCACTCAACAGCACGTTGCTGTTGGAAAAAGAAAAGAAAAACTTCTTCTTTGAATTTGATACGAAGGAAATTGTGAAGGCAAGCATCAAAGAGAGATTCGATGCTTACAAGGTTGCAAAAGATACAGGGTTAATGACGATAAATGAATTGCGCTGTATGGAGAATTTGAACTACGTTGAAGGAATGGACGTAATCAATGTTGGACTCGGTGCTGTGCTGTACGACATCAATTCTGGCACATATTACACACCAAACACCGGACAGGTGACAGGTGGAAATGAAGAAGAAACGGCTGAGAAAGTTGAAGAGACTGAACAGGAGGAAGATAATGAAATACAAGTACCTGAAGAATCTGACGAAAACAAGCGCTGATTTTTACGTTTATGGCGATATTGTTGACGATAAGGACTGGTGGACTGGTGAAACAGCAGTTGATACGAACGAATTCAAGACAGAGCTTGACAGTCTGACAGGAGTGACAGATTTTAATATCTACATCAATAGTGGTGGTGGCTCAGTGTTTGCAAGCTCGGCAATGGTCAGCATGTTGAAGAGATTCAGACAGAACAGCGGAGCGAAGATTCATTCATATATTGATGGATTGTGTGCAAGTGCCGCAACGTATCTTGCCATGGTTGCAGATGAAATCAATATTTACAAGAACTCGGTAATGATGATTCATAAACCAATGACTTGTACGTATGGTAATGCAAATGATTTACAGCATGACATTGACACATTAAATCTGATTGAAAGCGGAACGATGTTGCCAATGTATGAAAGTAAAGCGAAAGAAGGAATCACAGCAGAAGAGATTGCAGAACTGGTGGACAACGAAACGTGGTTCAGTGGCAATGCAGATGATGATATGTACATCGGAAATTATTTCAATGTGAATGCACTTGAAACAGTGAAGGATGTACAGGCATGTGCAACGGACTTGTTTAGAAATTATAAGCATGTGCCAGATAGACTAAAAAGGCCAAAACAGACTAAAAAGCCTGTCGAGGATCGTGTGCTTGATTATTCGGCATACGAGAATATTATTAGTTCATTAAAGAATGACGGAGGGGCGAAGAAATGAACGTAAAAGAACTCATTGAAAATCGAAATTCAAAAGTCGCTCAGATGGAGAACTTGTTGACAACTGCAAAGGCAGAAAACAGATTACCGTCTGAAGACGAAAAGAATCAGTTCGCAGACCTTGAAAAGGAAGTCAAGGACATTGATGCAACTGTTGCTATGTATGACCAAATGGCAGGAATGAGCATGAAGCCGGGGCCAAGCACACCTGTTGAAATGACAAATGCAGAAAAAGATCACAAGATGTTTGAAAATGCAATTCGTGGCATTGTGAATACTGACACACCTACAATGCCAGCAGATGCAAAGACACTGATTCCGACAACAGTATGGAATGAAATCATTTCTCAAGTAATTGAAATTTCACCTGTGTTCTCTATGGCAGATCGCTATAACATCACTGGTAAGCTAGTATTGCCAAAGTATGATGCACAGAACAGTTCTATCGTGATGCAGTATGCAGATGAAGGAACAAAAGCAGAATCTGGAAAGGTTGTTATCAGCCAGATTGAACTTGACGGATTCCTTGCACGTTGCCTTGCTAAAATTTCAAAAAGCTTGATTAACAATTCCAACTTTGACATCGTTGGTTTTGTCGAAGCAAAAATGGCACAGGCAATCGCATTGTATTTCGAACATGAGATTTTGTTCGGAACAGTAGGCAAGGTTGAAGGTCTAACTGGAATTACATCAGATATGACTGTTACAACTGCCACAGCTACAAAGATTACATCTGACGAGTTGATGGATTTACAAGACAAGGTAATTGACAACTATCAAGGTAATTCTATTTGGATTATGAATCGTGAAACTCGAAATGCAATCAGAAAGTTGAAGGATAATGATGGCGATTATTTGTTGAACCGTGACTTTACAGCAAAATGGGGATATACACTTCTAGGCAAGGATGTTTATTGTTCTGATGCTATGGACAAGATGCTTGCAGGAAAGACAACTATCTACTATGGTGACTTATCTGGTTTAGCTGTGAAAGTTTCAGAAGAAGCTAACATGCAGGTGTTGCAAGAAAGATATGCAGAGGAACATTTACTTGGAATTTTAGCTTTCGTTGAGTGGGATGCAAAGGTTGCAGACACTCAAAAACTTGCAAAACTTGTGATGGCAGCAGGTAAATAATAAGGGGTGAAACAATATGGAAGTAAGCAAGGTTAGTGATATTACAGCAGATAGTGTTTCAGAGTATCTAAGACTGGACGAAGTAAGTGAAGAGGAAAAGAATACATTGACCATGCTTATTTCTGTTGCAACCTCATTTATCAAAAGCTATACAGGGCTTGATGATGATGGCGTTGACAAATATCATGAATTTGTGATTGTGGTGCTTATTCTTTGCCAAGACATGTGGGACAACCGCACGATGTATGTTGATAGCAAGGACTTGAACAATACTGTTCAGAGCATTCTTGCGATGCATAGCATCAATCTGTTGTGAGGTGTGAACCATGTTAAACGCAGGGAAGTACTCAAAGCGTATCACAATTTACAAGACTGTGATTGTGACAGATGAGGACGGCTTTCAGACAGAACAGAAGCAGGTGATTCTTACACCATATGCATACGTTAGAACCACAAAAGGATTTACGCTGATTGCAAACAATTCTGATTTTGAGAAAGCATACACCAACTTCACAATTCGGTTTCCTAAAACAGAAATCACAAGGGATATGCTGATTGAGTTTCATAGCAAGACATATACGAAGACATATACGATTGAATATCTGAACAACGTTGATGAAAAAGGTGTAGAACTAGAGATTCAGGCAAAGGAAGTGACTCACTGATGGCAAAGATTATCGCTGATATTGATGACAGTGTATTGAAGGATATATCTTACATCGACAAGCAGTTTGATCACATCTTTGGTGGCATGACAAAAGCAGGTGCAGAGGTCGTATACAAGAACGTTATTTCGGCACTTCCAGGGCCGCTAAGAAGTTCAGGTTTCGCAAAAAACGTGAAGCTGTCACGCGTGTATAAAACACCGTCAGATGATGGCATCAACACAAAAGTCATGATAACTGGATATTTCATCAACAAAGATGGAAGAAAGACTCCTGCACCACTTGTTGCTAACATGTTTGAATATGGCAGCTCAAAGAAGAAATATCCAAAGCAACCGTTCTTCCGAAAGTCGTTTAAAAAGTCACAAATCATGAAAGCAATGGAAGAAGAGCAGAAAAAGTTGAGCGGGGGGCTTTTAGATGAATAACCTCATTGAAAAAACATTGATTGATTTTACGGTCAATGGCAAAATAATTCCAGTCAAGTTCTTGCGGTATAATGGCAACGAAGATACGTATATCACATACATGGAAACAGATGCGGAGAGTACGTTACATGGTGATGACGAGTTGCTCAATTATATCGAGTATTATGATTTTGATATTTACGCGAAAAGCAATTACAAGCCGATTATCAAGGCGCTAAAGGAATTGCTTACGAGTGTTGGGTTCATGTGGGAACCTGACAGATCATCCGCAGATATGTATGAGGATGATACGAAGTATTATCACAAGACATTATGTTTTTCAATTGAAAGGAGCGAATAATGGCTAAAATCGGGTTAAACAATTTCCGATATTCAAAACTTACGGAATCGGAAGCAGGTAAAGCCACTTATGATGGTGCAAAAAAGCCAGCTAAGGCTATTTCCTGTAAGGTGGATATCAGCAACAACGATGCGTCTTTGTATGCCGATGATGCGTTGGCAGAAAGCGATACTTCATTTCAGAAGGGTTCTGTTACAGCAGGAATCGACAATGAGGATGTGCAGACAATGGCAGACCTTCTAGGGCATACGGTTTCAGAAGAAGGCTCAGAGCTTGTCAGAAATGCAAATGATGTTGCGCCATATGTAGGTTTCGGAAGAATCGTCACAAAGATGGTGAACGGAGCTTACAAGTATACGGTAGAGTTCCTATGCAAGGTTAAGTTTTCAGAACCGTCACAGGATGATGCTACAAAAGGCGATAGCGTATCATTTAGCACAACTGAACTTGCAGGAACGATTGCGACATTGGCTGATGGCACATGGTCAAAGTCAAAGACGTTTGATACAAAGACTGAAGCTGTCACATATCTTGAAGGACTGATGGCAAAGACTTCAGTTTAAAAGAATATTAAAGGCAGGGTTCGTACCTGTCTTATTTTATTAGGAGGCAAACATGAAGGAAATCTCAAAGACATTTGAATACAAAGGAAAGACATACAAGCTAGCTTTCAATTTGAACGTGATGGAAGTTATTCAAGATAAGTATGGAACACTTGAAAACTGGGGAAATCTCACGGACGGCACAGAAAATGATGGCGAGCCAAACGCAAAGGCTGTTATCTTTGGAATTACGGCAATGTTGAATGAAGGAATTGACATCGAGAACGAGGAAAACGGCACAAAAGAAAAGATGCTAACACGAAAACAGGTTGGAAGAATGATCACGGATATTGGCTTGCAATCATCTGCACAGTTGATGAATGGCGTTGTCATTGACAGCACGCAGAGTTCCGAAAAAAACGCATAATCCCCGATGAGGATGAACCAGAGCCGATAGACTTCACATGGTTCTACTTTATCGGGCGTAACAAACTCGGTTTTACATTTCATGAGGTTGGCAGATTGACACTGACAACTTTCAACCTGTTCTACAAGAACTACAAGGACGATTTTGATTTTGAACTGATGCTTGAAAAGACAGGAACAACATACGCAAAAGCATATGAAAAATCACAGCATGAGGACGACTGGTTCTAGGAAGGGGGTTGCATATGGCACTTGGTGGAACAATTAAGCTGAAAGGCGAGAGCGAATACAGGAGAGCGTTAAGTCAAATCACACAGAGCTTGCGTGAAGTATCTTCTGAAATGAAGGTTGTCACGAGTACATATGACAAGAACGACACAAGCACCGAAGCGTTGACAGCCAAGAGTGACGTGCTGAACAAGCGACTTGAAGAGCAGAAATCGAAGCTGAAACTTGTTTCTGACCAGTACAAGGCATATCAGGATGCTGTTAAACAGTCAGCAGATGAGCATGCGCAACTCGGTGAAAAGCTTGAAAGCGAAAAGGGGAAACTTGCAAGCATTGAAGCTCAGGTTGGAAAAAACAGCAAAGAATATGAAGAACAGAAAAGGGTTGTTGATGATCTTCAAAAGCAGTATGACGAAAGCACCGAAGCGCAGGACAAAAACAAGCAATCATTGTCAAAGCTTGCAGTGCAGATGAACAATGCTCAAGCGGACGTTAACAGGACAGCGAAAGAGATTGACAACCTCGGTAAAGAAATGAATGATGCCGATGATGCATCAAAAAAACTTGGCGATGGCTTCACGGTCATGAAGGGGGTTCTTGCCAACCTTACAACCGATGCTATACGAGCGGTTGGAAATGGGCTAAAGCAAATTGGTTCTGCACTTGTTGGCGTAGGAAAACAGGCGCTTGCTTCATACGCAAACTATGAGCAACTTACTGGCGGAATCGAAACGATGTTCGGCAATTCAGCTGACACGATGAAGGCATACGCTTCTGATGCTTACAAGACAGCGCAAATATCTGCAAACGACTACATGGAGACTGCAACGAGCTTTTCTGCAAGCTTAATATCCTCGCTTGGCAATGACACACAGCAGGCGGCTGAGTATGCCAACCGTGCAATCATTGATATGTCGGACAATGCAAACAAAATGGGAACATCTATGCAGGATATCCAGAACGCATATCAAGGATTTGCAAAGGGTAACTATACGATGCTTGACAACTTGAAACTTGGATATGGTGGTACTGCCGAGGAAATGAAGCGCCTTATCAAAGATGCATCACAAATGAAGGACGTACAGAGCGAGCTTGGCGTTACGGTTGATTCTAACTCAATGAGTTTTGCAAACTGTGTTAATGCAATTTCAGTAATGCAGAAGCACATGGGAATTGCGGGAACGTCTGCAAAGGAAGCATCCACCACAATCGAGGGTTCATCGAACATGATGAAGGCCAGTTGGCAGAACCTTCTGACTGGCATTGCAGACGATAACGCAGACTTTGGCGCACTGATAAACGACTTTGTGGAGAGCCTTACGGCTTTTGCAGGTAACATAATCCCAAGGGTACAGCAGATTATCAAGGGCGGTGCGGAAGTGGCGACAAGGCTTATCCAGACGGTCGTACCACAGCTTGTACAAATGATTCCACCTATTCTAAGCGACACGTTACCAACGCTTATAACAGCAGTTACAAATGTGATTCAATCGGTTCTTGAAGCTATCCCACAGATGATGCCTGTTGTTGTTGATGGTATTATGCAGATTATACAGGCTATGATTACTCTGTTACCAGAGTTTATCAATGCGGGCTTGCAGATGATTACGTCGCTCATTCAGGGAATCACAGAAGCATTACCACAGTTGATCGCAATGTTGCCTACAATCATTCAGCAGACTGTTGATACATTACTTGCAAATCTTCCTGCAATCATTGCAGCAGGTGTGCAGTTGTTAGTAGCTTTAACTAATGGTATTAC